TCATTCGCTGGTGGCTGGATCAGATGAAGATCGCGACGCACGGACGTACTGAGATCCTGATGGACGTGTTGACGCAGGCGTTGAATGACAGTGGCATTACGACGTATGCGGTGATGACTGAAATCGGACCAACGGTGCAGTGAGATGACAACATGCCCCGTCTGTCATGTCACTAGTGAACCGACCGCGCGTATCGGGCCATTGGCCGTCTGCGCCAATTGCGGCGCGAGTATCGTGATCGAACAGAATGGTACCGTGCGTCGCGCCGTCGCCACCGATACCGAACCGCTTTCCATGCAGGACTTGGCGCGGTTGACAGCGGCGCGAGCCGCCATTGCGCGCCCCACGCGACGACGACCATGATCGATCGGCGCACCTTTCTCGTGCGCCTCGGCTTCGGCACTGTCAGTGCCGCCGCCGCGATATTGACGTTCGATGTCGAGAAGTTATTGTGGGTGCCGGGTGAGCGCTCTATTTTCATTCCAGCGCCTCTTGCTGGTGGCAATACACTCATCACACCTGAGTTGATAACGCGTGAAGTGGCGACGATGTGGAAGAATCAGATCCAATTCACGACGAAGTGGTTCGGTGCGCTAACGAACGCAGAGTGGCATCTTGATGGCACACCCATTTCTATCCGCGTGACCCATCAGCGCCGATCGGCCGATTGGTTGTAAGACATGGCGCGCGAGAGTGAGGCAAAATTCTTAGAGCTGGCCCGCAAGCGGTTTAAACTCGCCTCTGAAGCCGACGAGAAGCAGCGCTCTCGAGAGCGTACCGATTTACGGAATTACGCGCTTGGTCCTTGGTCGGATGATGATCTGAAAGCGCGTCAAGCGCAGCCCGCCACCAGCAGCGGCCTTCCACCGGTTCCCGCGCGTCCGACCCTTTCGATCCCGCTCGTCCAGGAACCGATCCGCCAAGTGCTGAACGCCGAGCGCGGCAGCGACCTCGGCATCGAGTTGGTACCTGCGGATGACTTTGCGGCGCTCACTGGTCCAGGCGATGAAACGGAAATCGAGTTACGCGAAGGCTTGATTCGCCGCATTCAGCGGGAGAGCGAAGCGCAGGACGCACGGAGTTGGGCGTTTGCACGGGCAGTGATTGCCGGCCGGGGCTACTACGGCGTGATGACGCGGTATCTGCCCGGAAAGACGTGGGACCAAGAAATTTTCGTTCAAAGATATTACAACCAAGCGTCAGTCAGTCTCGATCCGGCGCATGAGCAACCAGACGGCAGTGATGCGGAGTGGGGCTTCATCGGCGTCGATCTGCCATGGGACGAATACAAGGCGCGGTATGGCAAGCGCGCCGATGACTCGCACAACCGCGTGGTGTCAAGCGAGAGTGCGGATCAGTTTCGGGCATTGATGGACGAAGCGCCAGGCTGGTTCACGTCCGAAGGTGACGTGCGGATGTGCCGCGTCGTGGATTACTTCTACACGGAGCGCGAATCGCGCGTGCTGTGCCGGTTGCCGGACGGCTCGAGCGCGTGGAAAGACGAACTGCCTGACGATGTGACGGTTCCGCCTGAAGATCAACGCCGCGTCATCGAGAAATCGATCAAGTGGGCGCAAATCGACGGCGTGCAAATTCTGGATGAGACTGACTGGCTCGGCCCCGACCTGCCCATCGTGAAAGTGCTGGGCGAAGAGTTGCAGCCGTTCGATCAGGAGCGGCGCGCACAAGGCATGGTGCGGCCCGCGCAGGATAGTGTGATGGGCTTCTGTGCGATGGTCTCGAAATGGGTGGAGATGATTGGTCTGTCGCCCATTCCACCGTTCCAAGCCACACCCGATCAGATTGAAGGCTATCAGGCGTGGTATCAGCAGGCCAATACGCGAGCGCTGCCCTATTTGCCGTACAACCTCGTGTCAGACGGCGGCAAACCACTCGGGCCGCCGACGCGCACGCCCGTGGACACGCCCATCCAAGCGATTGCGGCCTCGGTGCAACTGTTTCGCGATGCCATTCAATCGACGACGGGTGTGCATGACCCGCAGCTCGGCAAAGTAGACCCGTCGTTGCGGAGTGGGCGCGCCATTCAAGCGTTGCAGCAACAAAGCCAGCATGGAACGAGCAACTTTCTCGATAACTTGCAACGCTCGCTCCGCTATGAAGGGCAGATCATCAATAACCTGTTGGCGCCTATTTACGGCACACCTGGACGCGTTGCGCGCATTCTCAGTGAGCATGGCGAGCCGCAAACCGTACAAATCGGGCCACCGACCGGCAATGGTAATGGCAATGCGCAAGCACAACCCAAGCAGTATCAACTCACAAAGGATGCGAACTTCAATGTCATCGTGAAGATCGCGCCGAGCGTGGAAGCCCGTCGTGTGCAAGAGGCCGCGATGCTGGGCGACATGCTGAGCGCGCAGCCGCAGTTGATGACAATTTTCGGGGATCTGTATTTCAAAAATCTTGATGGGCCGGGCCATTTAGAGATGGCTGAGCGCATTAAAGTCATGCTGAATCCTCAGATTCAGCAAATGCTCGCCAATAAAAATCAAACGCCTATACCACCTGCGATTCAAGCTCAGATGATGCAATTACAGCAACGTATTGCCGAGGCCGAAAAAGTGATGGCCGCACAGCAGCAGGAACTTGCCACGCGGCAAATGGATAATCAAACCAAGCTGCAAATCGCTCAAACTGGTTATCAGCAGGCCATCGAACTGAGGCGGATGCAGGACGCGACGGCTTTAGCGGTTGCCAAAATCAACGCCATGACGAAAGGCATCATTGCTGACAATGAAGCGCAAATTGAGGCCATAGCGCTGGAAGCGGAGCAAGCGCGGACTTCGGCGCAGATGCAGCATGAAGCCCGCATGACAGGGCATGAGCATGGCGCGCAGCATGCGCATGATCAAGCGACGCAAACGGCTGACCAATTACACGAACTCGCCATGAGTCACGTCGAACATCAACAAACGATGGATCAACAACAACAAGCGGCTGACCTCGCACCGGAGCCGACAGACTCACAAACGGAAGAGGAACCGGCCTAAAATAGCGGAGTCGATGCGCGTTACTGGCGTGCACCGACCCCTCACCACTCCAGTGTCAGGAGCACTGTCATGGCTGATTCCAATGATATTCCACTTGGTCTGTGCGGCTGTGGTTGCGGCGGTTCCACATCCATTGCGAAGCGCACACAAAGCAGTCAAGGGGTTGTCAAAGGGCATCCACGGCGTTTTCTCAAGGGACATCACAAAAGCCGGGAGGTCAAAAGTTATCGTCGTGTGAAACGAGATGGCCGAAGCGCACTTCATCATCGATTGCGCGCGGAAGCAGCGCTCGGCCATGCGTTACCGGCTCGCGCAGTGATTCATCATCCCGACGAAGATCCGTGGAATCGGGATGCGCGTCTGGTTATTTGTCAGGACCATGCGTATCACAAGCTGTTGCATGTGCGAGCGCGCATCAAGGCAGCGGGCGGCAACCCAAATACCGATAGAATCTGCTGTCGTTGCCATGAAGTGAAAGCATCGAGTGAATGTTATGCCGTGGGTTATTGCCTCTCCTGCGCACGGAGCTATTACCAGGCGTGGCGGAAGAAACGACGTGCTCGCTGCTGAGTTAGATATCTCGAATTGACAAACTTGCCTAATGCGTTACCCTTAGCGGTCATTCTGTTGCATGGCCGAACTTGAAGCTGTCACGCCGTCTGAGCCTGTCACACCCCCACCCGAAGAGGATCTGTCACTCAGCGACCATGAGAGTCGATTCAGCGCGGAGGCGCGTCAACATCCGCAGGAGGCGCCAGTTGAAACGCCGCTGCCGGAACCGGCTGCGGAAGACACGCCTCATGCCGATGATACGGATGACGCGGGACCACGGGACGAAAAAGGCCGATTTCTCCCCAAACCCAAGTCACGTCATCGGGCAGCCAGTGCCATTGCAACGCCTGAATCAGTTCCGAGAATTCAGCAGCTCACGGCGCGCTTACGAGCGGCGGAGGCGGAGCGAGATGCGCTGAAGGCGCGTACGAGTGAGTCGGTCGCCCCGATTCCACGTGCCGTTCCGCCTCCCCCGGTTGCGGCCACACCCAAGCCGACGCCTGATCAGTTCACCGATTACAGCGAGTATGTGGAGGCCCTGAGCGATTGGAAGACCGATCAAAAAATTGCGGCGTGGGAAGCCAAGCGCCAGGAAGCCGAGCAAGCCCGTGCGGCGGAAGTCGATCGGCAACGCCTGACGAAAAGCTGGACAGAGCGCGTCACCGCCGCGAAAGCCAAATATCCTGATTTTCAAGAAGTGGCCCTTGAGTCTGACACGGCCATTCCACAAGGCTCGCTCATCGATGCGTGGATTCTCGAAGATGAAACCGGCGCCGATGTGCTCTATTACCTCCAGCAACATCCCGACGAAGTGCAAACGATCCTCAATCAATCCGTGTTACAACAAGCGAAAGCTCTTGCGCTGCTCGCGCAGCGATTCAATGGATCTTCCTCGCGCACGGCGGCCGTCGCCACCGGATCGGCCCCTGCGCCTCCATCCACTCCGACGCCGAAGCCGCCTAATCCGGTGCGGACAGGCCCCTTACGGACGGGTGATGAACCGCCCGACGAAGAAATCGCATCCCTTGCCGATCACGAGAAGTGGTACGCGATGCGACGACGACGCGGAGGCTAGTGAATCACTCGCCAGAGAGGCGAGTCTGTGGCAAACACGATCATCACGCCCACTTGGGTCTCCAAGGATGTGGCGGTCGCATGGAAGAACAATATCAAGCTCATTGCCAACTTTGACCGGCAGTGGGATCGCACCTGGGAGAACTTGCCCCAAGGCGCGAAGATTGGCGATACCGCGCAAGTCCGTCTGCCGCAGCGCTTCGTCGTGACCGAAGGGCAAGCCTTCGTGCAGCAGGCGATTCTGAATCAGACCGTGCCCGTCAGCGTGAATCACCAGTATCAGGTGGGCATGGGTTGGAGTTCCGCCGATAGCGCGCTCCGTGTTGAAGAAGTGCAGGAGCGGTACACGATGCCGGCGGGTCGGGCCTTGGCCTCAAAAGCCGATGTGCAGAGCGGGGCTGAGGTCTATTATACCGTTTACAACAGCGTCGGGACACCCGGGACGGCCATCACGGATGATGTGACGTA